CTCGCTCGGGACCGGGAAACCGGACTTGCGGGCCATGCACATCTTGGCTTCGAGAAATTCGCGGTATTGCATTTCGCTGCTCATTTTGAAATCGTTTACGCCGCTACGCTATTGCTCGATCGAGAACAATCGACACCAAAGAGCCACGAACGCCATAGCCGCAGCCACAGGCACCACGCCGTTTCCGAGCATGTGAATTCCGTCAGCCCTGGGAGCCAGCCCATAAGCTGTTCGACCCATGCCGGATTCAATTGTTCTCGGGTGTTCCCACTGGAATTGCTCTTGTCCTGGGCGGGCAGGCCACGGCCATTCGTTGAGAGGAACGTGAGTTGATCCGGCAAAGTCATGTCCGATTGCTTCCGTTGCGCACCGTTTCGCGTTCTGTTCTTCCAGTTCGCGCCGCCTTTGTGGTCCCTCGATGTCGGCGTTGCCCACTTCTTGGCTGCCGTTGACAGCCCGTCTCCGGCCTTCTGCGAGGCTCCCCGGGCATTGTGATTCCCGCACACTGTCGGAGTGGGCCAAGTCTGAAACACCGCCGACGGCAGTGCTAATTCGCCCTTGCTGCCCCTCATGTTCGGCCCTCCCTTCGGGCCGTCGCTGGCCTTCGGCGTCGGCCACGCTTGCCCGCGGGCAGCTCCGATCAGAGTTTGCCCACGCTTCCCGTCCGGTGAGTTCTGCCCCTGCACCGCTGCTGATGCTGCCGGAGTCGGCCAGCCCCGCGAGGATAAAAATACGCTCTCGACGATGTGAGGCCCCGAGATGTGAAGCCGCGAACAAACCATCCTCAACTCTGTAACCATCTTCTTGAAGGTCGCTTTTGACGGTATCGAAACCCCGGGTAAGGTGGCCTCGGACGTTCTCGAAAAAACAGAAGCTCGGTTGAACGCTCCGAACAATCCGGCGGATGTCAGGCCAGATATGGCGCGGATCGCGTTTGCCTTTACGCTTGCCGGCGTCACTGAATGGCTGGCACGGGTATCCGCCAGTGATGATATCCACGACTCCACGCCACGGTTTGCCGTCGAAGGTTTTAATGTCGTCCCAGACAGGCGGCGCACCCAGGGACGTTTTTTCCATCCAGTCCACGAAAGCGGACGCGGGGTAGGCTTGCCGTTCGACAGCACATACAGTTCGATATTGTTCGGGCAAGACAAGGCGGATACCTGCTTCGAGCATTCCACTCCCGGAACATAGAGCCAAGCCATTCACATTTCCTCCAAGACTACTATCAATTCGTGGCCTTGTGATATTCGCCCAGAGCTTTCCGGGCGAAGTCCCACATGTCGCTGTCTTTGTCAGGGGTGTGCGTTACAAGCTGATCAAGAGACTCGACCAAGCGACGAACAGTGAAGCCCATCAAAAACTCACGAATGGCGATCATCTCAGGGCAGCGATACATGGAGTCCACATAGACGCGGAGTTCGGTTCTCCGGTAGCGATGGGCATTGGTTTTGATGAACTGCTCGGCAGACCTCAACGTGAAGTGGGCGTTCACGAACTCCCAATCATCGCGGTATCCGGTTTCTTCCAGGTGCTCGGCCTCTTGTGCCTGCTCCCAGGTCAAACCTCTGGCCTCCAGATCAACTTCGTTGCACTCGTCTTCCATGTCGATAAAGACCGTTTCGCCATGTTCGCACCACTGAGGGTCGATGCCGTAGCTCCGCACCTTCTTTTGGACGAGATAGATAGGGTCTGCGGTGTACTGGTTATCCTGTGTGCGCAGTTCGTGCGCCAAGGAATTCAAATCCAAAGTCATAAACCTACCCTCCATTCTCCTTGAGATATTGCGGTCCATGATGTTCCCAATCCACGGACATCATGGCGATGTCGATCACCGGGTTGACCTGGCAGTCGTGGGTATGCTCTCCACCTGCCTCGCCACAGACTTTGCAACGGTTGCCGTCATGGGACAGGGTCAACGATTTCACAGCGGCGCGGCGGGCGGCCTCCTCAAATTCGAGGGCATGCCCCAGGCGTAAAGCTATTTTGTTGCTGACCTTCCGAGTCATTTTTTGCCCACGAAGAAGATGATGGATCATGTCTTTGGTGGTCATGTCGTACTTCCTTCACTTAGTTTTTTTATTGTTTCGTCGATGGTCTTTCCAACCTCTGCTGGCAAAGAAAACGAGAAGCGCCAAATGTCTATTTTCAACGACCGCACCCATTTTTTCCCGTTCTCGGTCCATGTCTCAGGAGATTCAATCATCCGCTCGAATTGCGAGAGGCAATCCGTAGGAACGGCGTAATGGTTCCCTTCATGATCGGTCCTAATTGCGAATCTGAATCTGGCATCAATCAACATCTTTGCGTCACGGTCGCCACTGGCAACCGATGAAAGATGAACCAGCGCGTCGGCAACTTCCTGCATGGCCTTGCGGCCGAGTCTGACGCCCTTGCGGATGGCGTTGATCATCTCTTGCGTGGTCATCTCAGGCCTCACAGGTTTCCGGGAACTCTCGGACGATCTCGCCGCCGATCTTTTCCCCGACCGGAATTTTCCAGTCGTCGCGGCCTTTGTACGTCCCCCATTTCTTGAAAAAGAAGGGGGTTCCGGACGCTTCGCACTCTTCGCGCAACGCCCTGGCCCAATGTTCCCACATGGGCCTGGCCTTCGGTCCTGTCTCGCCGCCGCAGACGACCCAGTCCAGCCCGGGACCATATCCGCTTGATTCCCATTCTCCATTGCGCATGAGCCTTTCTCCACCAAGCAAACCGTCTTGGGCGGAAGGGACAACGCTCTGGTGAACGTTGAGGGCGCGGATCTCCACCGGCCCGAGCATGGGCTCCACGCTCACGAACCGGACGGCCGCCGGGGTATCGAGCAATATGGGAATACGACGGTTGGCCCATAGCTGGTTTTCAGCGGTGACGCCGAGCCAGACATTGCGAAACGGCCAACCGATGTTGTAGCCGTCGGCCAGGACGTTATTCATGGAGTTGGCTACCTGGATTGCGGCCTTCTCGCCGTACATCTCAAAAGCAGTGCGCTCGAAAAGTTGGTGGTAGTGCTCGACCGAAAACTGTGTCAGGTACTTGCGCATCCGCTCCGGGCGCTTGGTGAGGACCTGGAAGGTGATCTGAGGGCGCAGGGCCATGACGGTGAAGACTTTGTCCAGCCACTCAAAGGGCACTTTCGGATGAAACAGGTCAGTCATGGAGCCGACGAACACCCGGCAGGGCTTCTTCCAGTGGATGGGCTGCTCAAGGATGTGGTCGACGAACACGCCGGTACCGCTCCATTTGCCGCCCCGGATGGTGTCCCGGTACCAGGGTGTTGCCGGGTTCTTTGAGAGGCGGTGCGCCATTTTCTCCGCGTAGCAGTGGTCGCATCCTGGGGAGACTTTGGTGCACCCGACGACGGGGTTCCAGGTCTTGTCGGTCCATTCGATCTTTGTCATCGTTTTTACCCCTTGAACGGCTTGGCCTGAGCTATGCGGATATCAATCGCATCTTCGATACCGATCTGTGCCGCAAAGGCGCTGGCACTGTAATGCAGACCGATGACGATGAACCACATGCCGTCCTCGGAAACGAGTTTCGAAAAGCCGTTCCACGCAGATTCTTCTCGCAATCCTCGATACGTTTTCCCTTCCCATTCAATGGAGTAGGTCTTTTCCAGGCGTGCCTTTGCTTTTCCTGATTCTATCGCGTCCTTGTATCCGGCCGCGTATCTTTCATCAGTTTCGGTGTCGGTGACCATCATGATTCTCCTCTGAAATTTGTTCGGAAGGGCCGGGTACAATAGGCCCCTAGTAAGCCTCGTCGCCCAACGCGGCCCCGGCCCTTCCGGCCTCTTAGTGCTTGGTCGGGGTATGGCCGACAGCATTCCAACCGTTTTCGTCAGCGCGGTCGCTGTAATGGTTCCAGCTATTCTTGCTGGCTCGTTTATTGTAATTTTTGGCGGTGCCGGGGCCGGTGTTCTTCCGACCGCAATTCCATTTCTTGGGAATACGAAATCCGGCGCCAGTACTTCGCCGTGCCAGTATTCTGCTGAGAGCGTCGGTGAAATTGTGCCCTGTTCCAATGATGATCTTGTTCATGCTTGTGTCTCTCTCAGTCTCTCGGTTCACATCGTCCGCCGCACCTGGGGCAGCGGTTCTCGGCCGGGCCGTCCAATTCGGAAGCCGGGCCATTCCATCCGCATTTCGAGCAGCGGAAATCAGGGGACGGGGAAAGCCACGTCGTCATGCCGCCATCCGGTGGTTGTCGACGGTGACGTGCAGGTCCATGGCCTTGAGCCTGCGCATCAGGTCCTCCGCATGAAGGTTGTCCATCTCCGCGCGCACTTCGGCCTCGATCTCGGCGCGCATCTTCTTCACGTCCAGGGCCTGGCCGTTGCTGTCCCCGGGCACTCTGAACTTGGGCTCCGGGTCGCCGTTGAGAATCCAGAGCGGATTGAGGTTGGTCTTGGTCAGGATCGTCAGCAGCCAGCTCGCCGGGATGGTATGGCGCCGCTTGGCGTCAGAAATGCTGGATTGGCGGACGCCGAGGAATTCGGCCAGCTTCACCTGGGTATTGCATCCGGTAACGTCCTTGATCCGTTTCATCGCCATTTCAAATTCGTTGGCTTCCATTGGTGTGCTCCTTATCGAGGTTGATTCTCTCGCAATCATCCGGAGGGGCGCGACGACTCGGGGGGAAGCCGTCGTGCCCCGTGAGGATGGCTACGCGGCTTCATCCTCGGTCAGGGCGTCGGGTATGGCGCCGCCTTTGCTGTAAAACATGACTTCCCGGACGCTCAGGAGATGCTGTCCATCCTCCAGGAACTGGGACATCGTGTCCGGAGTCTCCCGGACTTCCTGGAGCTGGGGCTGGGTCAGGCCGGGGGCGATGACGTCGGGCCGGTACTGCACGGCGAACGAGATCAGGAGCAGGCGGAACCTGGTGAACGCCTCTTCGATGGTCCCGATCTGGGTCAGCAGCGCGCCGGCGAAATCGGAACCGGGCGTGTACTTGGTGTTGGGGATAGCCATTTCGACCACGGGCAGCAGCCCGGCATCGAGCATGAACGTGCACCACCGTTCGTTATCCTCGCCGTACTCGATCCGGATCAGCGCCTTGGAAACGCGCAGGCCGTCCCTGACCCCGAGATCAATCTCCGTGGCGTCGTCGTCGAACTTGGCCTCCAGGGATTTGTGGTTGTTGGAAATGGTGACCTTCTTGTCGATCCAGGCGGAGAAGTGCATGCCGCCGACCAGGAAGGCGCTGTTTTTCTCGCGCAGGCCCCATAACCAGGTCAGGAACTCCTGGCCGAGATTGAATTCAACGCCGTCAGCGTTGGGCAGGATGTTGCCGATCTCAACCCTGGCCAGTTCGTGGTCGGGGCCGAAAGCGGAATTGAACAGGTTTACGAACGCCTCGATGACGCCCTTGGCCTTGTCGGTGAGGAAGACGACACCGGTCGTCTGGTTCCAGAACCAGTCGACGATCTTGATGGTCGGGGGAACCTTGGCGCGCAGCGTGAGGGCGGCCTGTTCGCGAAGCTCCTTGCTGCGGGCCTTGGACACGTGGTCCAGGCCCTCTTCCTGAATTCGGGCCCTTTCTTCGTCGAGCTTGTCTTGGTGCAACTTGTCCAGGGCGGACTTGGGGACCTTGCGCACATCGATCCGGACGGAACCGACGATGTAACCGCCGATCTCAACGTCCTTGGGGCCGAACTCGGCGCTGCGGTAGTCCTCCAGGGTCACAAATCCCGTGGAACTCTCTTCGGCGTTGTCGTCGATGGAGACGAAGCCGACCCGTTCCATGCGGTCAAAGGACCGCTGGCCGATGTCCAGCACGCCCTGGTCGCTCGGTACGGCCATAAAGACGGTCAAGGGGTGTTTTCCGAAAATCTTTGCCATGGTAAAATCTCCTTCTTGGGGCGGGCCGGGGCGTGAGGAACGGACCCCGGCCCGCAGTTATAGGGAATGAGGGTGACAGGGAATTTATTGAGTCGGGAAAACCTCGGCGATGTCGACGCCCATCTGCAGCTTGCCGTAGGCATCGAGCAGGACCGCCCGGTGCTTGGTGGTCCACTGGGCGTAGCTGACGCCGACGAGGCGTTCCGCGTCCGTCAACTGGGCGCCGAAGGCTTTTACATTCGCCAGGGCCTTCTTTTTCTTCTCGGCAGCGTTTGCAGCCTTATAGGCGGTCAGGGCGTCAGCATCGAGAACGGATTCAGCGATGCCGATTTCATCGGTTGGGGCTTGGGCCTGGGACTGGGTGTTCTGCGTCTGTTCCGGTTCTGATTGCTCGGCCCCGGCGAAGAAGTCGTCTTCTTCCTGGCCGTCCGGTTCGGGGGTGGGCTGTTGCTCCGGCTGCGGTTCCGGTTCCGGCGAGGACGCGGGCGGGATGGGGTCGGCGTCGATGTACTGCGGCACGCCGTTGACCATCATGGCGTTGTCCCCGGCCATGGCTTGCTGCATCTCAATGGACATGATGCCCCACTTGGAAATGATCTGCCGGAGCATGGTCTTGTAGGCCATGCCGTCGAAGTCCTTGTACCAGAAGGAAGAATACTTCCAGCGTTCGTTGTACGGGAGAGCTTCGACTCCACCGGCCGGGAGGTCGTGGTACTTTTGCAGATTGAAAGCCTGGCTGAACTTGTCCGCGTGGGCCTCCATCTTTTCCTTGGACCAATACATCGTCTTGCGGAAGCCGTTCAGGTATTCGAACATGGCATAGTATCCGATGGTCGGCGTCTGCTCGCGGATCATGTCGTCCTGGATCAGTTCGACCTCAAGTTCTTCGAACAGGGGATCGTAGTGCTTGAGTTCTCCTTCCTTGATGGCCAGGACGTTTAGCTTCCGGTACTGGCCGGAGCGAATTGCCAACTGGATGTAGCCCTTGTAGCCGAGGACGAACGTAGCGACGGTACGCTTGTTCTTTTTGTCCTTGAACGGGACCATGTAGAATTGGCCCAACTGCGGGGAGGGGGAGAGCTTCAAACTTTCCCCGAGCATGGCGGAGGACAGAATCGTTCCGTGGTCACACTCGGCCAGGGCGGGATTGTTGCTGACGGCGGAAATGATGGAGGTAATGAAACGCTGTCCGCCTTCGCCGCCGACCATTTCGTTGATCTTACGCCGGACGCCTTCTCCGGTGATGAAGTTGGAGAAGGTGGCCGGGGCCTGGCCCTGACGCGGTGCGAGAGAGTTGTTTGCCTGTTGCATGATGTTGCTCCTTTACGCGGCGGCGTCAGTGACGCGGCCGTACTTGATTCCGTTGTCGCGAAGATATTGGGCCAGGGCGGTAAGTTGCTCGGACGTGGCCCATACCCGGAAGTCCATCTGCTTGACGACCGGAGGGGCGGCCTTGGGCTTGACGCTGACGGGCGCGGCTTGGGGTTGCGGTTCCGGTTCCGGCTCCGGATCGGACGCGGGGGCGGGTTGCTCCTGGGCCTTAGCTGCTTCGGCGGCCTTCCGAGCGGCTTCTTCCTGCTGGCGCTTGAATTCTTCGCGCTTGCCCTTCTGCTCAAGCAGTGCCTTATTTTCGGCCATGGCCTTGGCGACATTGAAGTCCTGGAGGTAGACGCGGACAACCTGGTCCTCGAACTCGGTTCCGAGGTCTTCGATCAAGGCCAATTCGGTTTCGACCTTTTCTATGAACTCGGAGATGGCCTCCTTGATTTTCTTCATGGTCGTGCCGACGTTCAGCCACTTGGGGTCGAAGATGCGGTCCAGGGAAACGAGCGCCTTGACGTTGGACCCCAGGCCGTTCCAGTGGTCCTCGATCTCGGTCCGCTTCTCGGCCCGCTTCTGTTCCTCGTAGCCCTTGATCTGGGTCGCAATGGCCTCCAGGGGCTCGGCGATCATGCCGGACAGTTCGTTGATCTTGGCTTCGAAGGCGTTGTACGGTTCCAGGCAGCGGTTCTTGATCTCGATACGCTTTGCCCTGAGGGCTTCCGTAAACTTGTTCAGGGTTGCCCGGTCCTTCTTCGCGTCCTGGATCGTCTCGTCGGTGTAGGCGAGCCCCTGGTACTTCTCCAAGCGGGTTTCCAGTTCGCCCTTGAGTTCGTCAAAGTTGAACTCGATGGACTTAATGAACCCGTCCTCGCTCGGGCTGATGATCTTCAATTCCATTCCCATTTCCTCGACCTCCTAAATTTCCGGCAGGATCAGGTCCGGCCGCGTGTCGGTTTCAACGAGTCGCCAGAAGGCGAGTTCTTTTTCGATCAAAAATTGAATGTCCTCGGTGTGGTCAGCGCGTTCGAAGTGGTAGCTTTTTTCCGTGATCCACAGACCGCTTTCCCAATCGCTGACCAGACGGGCTTTGAGGACCGCGAAATCAGCATTGACCACGAACATATTGTGGAGGACCTGGATAAAGTAGTGTTGCGGGACAGCATCCTTCCACTTCTCGCGGTCGGCGCGGCTATTGATGAATGATGCCTTGATTTCCAACACGCCGACGCGGTTTGTTTCGGCCTCGACCAAGCGCCCGTCCAGGGACGCCCGTAACTGCGGGTATGCCTCGCAGACTTCGGAGACGTTCTCTTCGTGGCTGACGGTGTACTGCGGGTAATCAATTGCGAACATGGATCGGATCAACGGCTCGGCGGCTACACCGTACTGAACGTAGGGATCATCGGAGATATCCCGTTCCTCGCGCCGTCCGGCTTTTTCCTCCCACAGTTCAACATTCGTCTTCCAGGGAGAGAGGCCGAGCACGGCGGCGGCATCGCTGCCACCTATGCCAAGTCTGCGCTCAGCGAGCCATTGTTCACGGGTAGCCATGCCGCACCTACCCCGAAACCATGGCGGCAAACGCCGCCCAGGCGAGAATCGAAATGACGATCACGGCCACCCAACTAGCCTTGTCGGAAACGTCTTTCGCCGACAGGCATTTCAGGCAGTAGTTGCGCTCGACCAACACTCCCTGGCTTGAGCACTGATTTTCCTGGTAGGCCACACCTTCCGGGATGTTCTCCTTGCAGATGCAGCACTCGGCGGTCCCGTCGCTGGTGCGCCGGCGTCTGTCGATGGTGGGCAGAGTAGCGTCGATCATGTTCATGTCGCTCCTTTCGCCGGGGGGAATAGGAGGAGTATTCCCCCCGGCGTATGCACTGGTGAGGTCCGATGAAATTTACATGGATGCCGGGTAATCAACGCCGGGGGAGCAATCGAAGGGCGTTTCCCGCTCGGGGGAGAACGGCTCGTCTTCGCGGATCAGTTCACCGGCGTAGTTGTGCTTCATGGGGGTTTCCAGGGCGGTGAACCGATACCAATCCTCATCCGGTCCGACGCGGAAGGGGTGGCCGGAGTCCAGCAGTTCGCGAGCTTCATCGAAATCAAGCGCGCTGGCATCGCCGTTGAAGGTGGCCACGAAGTTCAGGGCATCGGCGAAGCTCAAGAGATCGCCTTCGTCCTCGCCTTCCCAGGTCATGCAGAATACAAAGACCTTCTTGTCGCGTTCATACTCACTGGGGACGTAGTCCCGCTCGGGTTCGAGCTTCTGAGTGTCAAGCAGCATGACTAAGCCTCCTCGACAATGCCGTGGATTTCGCCCGGCCACACGATGAAGTTGCTCCATCCGTGGAAAACGACCTCGACGCTACCGTCAGGGTTGACAGCTTTTACCTTCCGAGTTGCGGTCGGAGCCCCACCGACAGTGGGAGAACTGAACTTGATCCTGTCCCCGGCCACCGGGGGCCTGTTCTTGATGAGTCTCTGTCCCATAGTTTCCTCGCTTTTCCCTATGATCATGCTTGAAGCCTTAGAGGATGGAGGGCCGGTCGCTACTCCGGCTGCTGTTATGGGTGCGCTTCTCGGGACTTCGAGGCCACTGCCCTGATTGTGCCCATAACCGGAACCTCGTCACCTTACGGCTGCCCTGGTGTGCGCTTGTTCCCGCACTTCCCGCGTGTCTGCGTTGTCCGACCGAGCTTTTGGCTTTTTAACCCCCGCTCTGCATGAGCGGTGCTACCCTGGCCGACTTTCCACGCCGCCGCCGTCCTCAAAGACTTCAAACACTCAAAGAACTACCTTCATCCTCCGCCTTTCCCTCCCGTGGCTTCACCATACTTCCGGTGTGTTTCCACCCGGTGGCCTTGCTGTTGCGGTACTTTTGGCGGTTACTCGCACACATCCCCCTACTGGCCGGCCGTAGCGCGGCGGGTTCGGGTTTCGTGTGTGTTCGTTGAAGCTAATACTATGCAAGTTCGCATAACGCGTCAACCACCAAATGCAAACTCGCATAAAAAAAGTAAAAAAAAACCCGCCAGGCGGCGGGTGATGGGCATTTTGGATCGAGTCTATTTTGCGTTCATCTGCAAAGGAGTGTTCCCTTTTTGATTATAGGCATTAGGTCCCCGGTAGCAAAATCCCTAGCCATTCTGGCGGGTCTTCCGTTGAGGTCCTTGAACTGGATAGCTTTTACCCATGACATTGCCGATCCGTTTATGGCATATACGTATTCATCTTCGCTTTCTATGAGCACCGCTTTCCTGCCATTAGCCCAATTTTTACAATAAAGAAAACCACATTCAAACTGAAACGGCCAGGCCGACCCAAGGTCCGATCTACATACTTTTTCCCCAGCTGAAGATGTAGATGGGACAGACAGAAGCAAACATACCAGCCCGATTTGTAAAAATTTCCACATCTCCAGCCTCTCGGTCATCGCTTTTTAAATAGCATTTTTGTTATTTATTTCTTCAACAGCGCATCCACTCTGGCGGATTGATTAATCGCAGATTAGGATTGTGCTTATATAGAACATCTCGATTCTTCCGATAAATCGAACAGGAACCCTTTATCAATTTCAACTTGCAAGTTTTCTTTCTTTATCATTTTTTTTGAGCGAATTTTTTGAGAAAGATTCTTCAAGTTCTCCGATTGCCCCTGCGGCCACAGCTTTTTCCGACATGCCAGATAGGCGCATGCTTTTGATTGCGGCATCAACCTTCGCCGCTTCTGGGGTTGTGCACCCGGGCTCGATATCACCTGGGAAGATAATCTTTGCCCCAAGCCTCTCAAGAAGGACGAACAGTCCATCGGAAGTCATGGTCCCGCCAGGCTTCAAGAACCTTGAAATCCTCGATTGCCCGACCCCGGATCTTTCGGCGAGCTCCGTCTGATTACCAAGCCTTTTAAGTCGCTCTTTTATTGTGTCTTCTAAGTGTCCCATAATCGCCCACATACGACGGTTGAAATACATAGGCAAATGCTCATTTGCATGGCCCCGTTGACTTGCTATGCAGCTTTGCATAAAATACCACCATGGAAATCAAAGCAGATATCAAAACGTTGCTGGATGAATCCGGCCTCAACTTGTCTTCTCTGGCAAGGATGGCCTGCGTAAATCAGTCAATTCTTTCGCGGTTCATCAACGGCGATCAGGCCGGACTCAATTCCAAAACTCTCGAAAAGCTCTGGCCGTTCGTCTACGGCGAGAAGCGTCCGCCTGCGCTTCCGAAAGAGGACCAAGCAGCATGAGTGCCCCGGAAGCCGTTTTTCCCCTCAAGGAGGGCTATCTCGCTATTCAGGCTTCACGTTGCCCACGCTCTCGGCCATGTGTTTGCAAATTTCCGAAGCCTCCATGTTCATGTCTGTCGTCGCATCTTTGTTGTGAGCGGCCAGTTGCCGTGCTGCCTCTTGGAAGGACAGGGCAGCGTCTTCTGGCGACAGGATGCCTTTGCGAACAAGTGTCGCTCCCAATTCAACGAGAGCGGTAGAGGCGGCGAGTGTGAATGAGTTTACGTTGAAATTTTTCATGTTTCTCCTCCGGCTGGTTCAGGTTGCATGTTGTGGTGACTGTCAACCCGATACCAGACCGGGGGAGTTCAAACAATACAGGGCTGCTGCGTGACCTTTTTTCATTTTATCTGCGAGAACCTGCACGGTTTTCGGCGAAACCTCATAACGCACGATATAGGGCTGATATGCATTCAATGACCTCAATCCATGGGCAACACCCCCCGAAGTTGAATGAGCTTCCCTCCTTGGAGAGCTTGGCCCGCCTGTCCAGGATCACCGGTGGGCTTATGCTTCAAAATGTGCCCAACGGCCTGAGCCGCGACCTGGTTATAGAGCGTCATGGGGTCAACTCCCTCGTCGAGCGTCACCCTGTAGAACTCGGGGCCACCGGCCCCGGCCATGACCATCACGGCCGTAGCCAAGGTGGTCCCGTTATCTTTTTGGCGGAAGTGAATGGTGAGTTTGGCGTCCATGACGCAACACAAGCACGGCCGCAGGGTCGTGGCTACAAGAAAGCAGGGGGCTGATTATCATGAACCGCAAAGAACTGACGGCCATTGTCCATCGGGCAATAGTGCACAGCCACTGTTCAAAATCTGTCGAAGAGTTTGCAGTGGACCTCAACAAGAAGCCTTCGACATTGTACAACGAACTCAATCCGTACTGCACGACCTCGGCCAAACTGGGGCTTGAGGATGCTCATGAGATCATGCGCGCGGTCGGCAGCCCGGATCTCGTCTACGCCATGGCCGCCGACCTGGGCCTGACCGTGTCCCATCTCCCAGGTCCTCACTCAGCCGAAAGCCAACCGCTCACCGAGTGCACGGCATGCAAAGAACTCAACGATGTGCAGATCGTCCTGGGGCAACTTTCCGCCAAGGTGAGAGACGGCCTGGCCGGGGACAATTATCTCGACTCCCGGGAGCGCGCCGACGTCCTCGAAGCCTGCGAAGCCCTTCACCGCGAAATCGCCGATATCAAACAAGCCGTCAGCGGCAGCAAGGTCACGACAATGAAGAAGGTCGGGTAACCGGGGAAACTCCATGACCAGAGACGTGAATGGACTCGAAATACCGCCTCGTACGCGGTGGAAGGGGAAGTATAAACTCCTCCTCAACGAGTCCTTGCGCGTCAAACAGGACCTCAAGGAAACCCAAGAAGAACTTGAAAAAGCCCGCAATGAAATAGCCAGACTCAAGATGAAAATCAGAATTCTCAATAAATCGTTGCGGAGTGGGCAATCATCGCTCCCGCTGCAAGGGGCTGCATAGATGGCGAAGCGCAAGGCCCCGGCCTTTCAGATTTACCCCGATGACTGGCTTGCTGACACGCAGCTCATGCAGGCGACTGATGCTACGCAGGGCCGATGGATGCGGATTCTCTGTCGCATGTGGCGCAATCCGCAGAAGGGGAGGCTCGACGGCCCTGGATCCTCTCTGTGCAAAGCTCTCGGGATGTTCCCGGATGAGTTCCTGGACTTCCTGCAAGAGGTTGCCCAGTTCGGTTTCGCAGACCTTCAAATCAACGACGTCTGGGTCGTTGAAGAAGGGGAAAATACCGGCTGGTCAATCGAGGAAATTTTGAGTGGTAACGGAAAAGGTAACGCCAAAAGTAACGCTTT